CAGCGTGGTTATTTCAAAATTGACCTGTTGAACATGAGTGTGTATCAGTTGATCCAGGACCCTGCACACTACGAAACCATGTTGTCAGCCGCACCTCCATGGTCACGACTGTGGACAGACCGACCCTGGGCCAGTCAGTTGGTACACGTAGGCAACTACGTGGATTTGTTGGCAGCAATGCAACCTGACTCCATACCCAGGATGGCTGCTTTTATTAGTATTATTAGACCGGGCAAAGCACACCTACAACGAAAGTCTTGGGATGAAGTGTTTGCGTCAGTATGGGACGGGGATGAATCGCGTGGGTATACGTTTAAAAAGTCACACGCTGTGAGCTATGCGGCCCTAGTGGTCTTGCACATGAATTTAATCAATACGACGAACCAGGGTAATTGATTTGCGTTTGCTCTTTTTGCGAGCAATGTCTATTAGGCTGCACACAGGGCCATGCAAGATCTCAAGGTCTTTGTTGCTGAATGTGCGCAGAGTAAAACGAAATCGATCCCAGTCTCCACGCAGGAATATGTTGATGGGTATACTCCTGTTGCTTTCCCACCACCAAGTGTTGGCCAGTTCCAAGAACTCTAGTTTATCTTGTTGTGTAAGCACAGCACCAAAGTCGTAGATGGTTGTGACAGCATCGTCCCGGTTCTGAACTATGCCGATATACTCGTTGCTGGCATAAACGCAGAGAGTTATAAAGGGATATTTTTCCGCCAGTTTTTCAAAGATGTTATTGCCCATAAATACGTATTGAGGATCCTATGTATTCAACCACTGCTTACTTATATCAACAAATCATTCGGGTACTTTTGATTGACACCAGTGGTGGATACTTTACTGCGAGGTACGACCCAGTGTACGCAAAAACTTTAACTGTTAACAAAGGTGTAGACAACGTGCTGTTGTTTGAATTTATCAACCAAGATCAAAAGCCTGTGAATATTACAGGCAGCACATTCCGATTCAGATTACTGAACCAAACTGGTGATGAATTACTGATCGAAAAAGACATGACTATACTGAGTGCTAGTACCGGACGGGTCAAAGTTGTGCTGGACACAGCAGATACTATCAATATCCTAGCACAGCCCGGCAGCTACAGCATTGAGCGCACACAGGGCAATTATGTACAAGCAGCATTTACAGACGCTAACGCAGGTGCTAGAGCTGACTGCAATATCGTGGACTCAATCTTGCCCGAGTTTATGCCCAGCCAGCCAGTCTCAATCCCCACTATAAATGGCAAAAATTCTTGGCCACAACCTGGACCACAGTCATGGCCAGACTGGGCACTGAACCCGCAACCAATATCACGCAACTATCTAACAGAATATTATTCAAGTCACATCAATACCACTGGTGCCAGTTTGACCACAATCAAGTATGACTTGGAACACTATACCGGCACTCTCAAAGTGCAGGCCGCCCAGGATTATGAATCAGTTTGGGTTGATGTCACTGAAAGTCGCGAGTACTTTGACGAGTCTGGAAGTTTTTACATCAACGTAGTAGGGTTCCACCCGTTGTTGCGTTTGGGAATCAACAACAGCCAAGGTTATGGTGCAAGTGCAACTGCCACTGTGGTTGATGGTGTGGTCACGGGCATTGCTGTGAACAATGCTGGTATGGGATACATGGCTGCGCCATATGTGCAGATTCTGGGCAACGGGGCTGGAGCAACAGCCATCGCCGCACCATTCTCAGGACCCAGCGGTATTGGTGCAATCACTGTGACCAATGGAGGTTCGGGTTACTTGCCATTGAACTTTAGTGGCACCGAAGAACAAGCAGTCACAGTGCTGATCACAACTGGCTACGTTACCAATATCTTTTATCGTTAAGCATTGCGTTTGCGTGACAAATCTGTTACACTGTACAGATGCTTGATATCCTTGCTTATCTACCTGCGAAAAAGAAAACAACACCTTCGGGTTGGTTGAGTTTCAACGCGGTATGCTGTCAGCACACTGGTGGTACACAGGATAGACGAGGGCGTGGTGGACTCAAAGCCACTGAAGCAGGCTGGAGTTATCACTGTTTCAATTGCTCATACACAGCCAGTTTTATGTTGGGCCGTAGTGTAAGTTACAAGGCTCGAAAACTCCTGAGCTGGATGAATGTGCCAGAAGTAGAAATAGAGATGCTGAATCTTGAAAGTCTGCGGCATCGAAGCATACATGGTATCATACAAGATCGACAACAGATGTGGAATACCTTGAGTGGTGTGTCATTTGAAGAACGAGACTTGCCACCGTTTGCTGAACTACTGACACCCGAACACAAGTTCTATTGGAACTATGTGCGTGGTAGACATGTGCCAGAAGACTTTCCTGTCATGGTGCAAATACAAAACGATGGCGTCCACTGGACAAGATTGCATGTGGTCATACCATTCACCTACGACAACAAGATTGTGGGATACACCTGTAGATTTTTAGATGACAAGCAGCCCAAGTTCATCAGCGACAGTCAACCAGGCTATGTGTTTGGCATAGACTTGCAGCCTGCAGATTGGCAACATGTTATAGTAACAGAAGGCATATTTGATGCACTCAGCATAGGTGGTGTGGCCGTGATGCACAACACCATAAGTGACGCACAAGTCAGACTGATACGCAGCCTAGACAAATCCATAACAGTGGTACCGGATCAAGATCGTGCAGGCATTGAACTAATTGACCGTGCAGTGGAACTGGGCTGGGCAGTGAGCGTACCCGAATGGCCTGAGGGTTGCAAAGATGTCAATGATGCAGTTATAAAGTTGGGTCGACTGGGAGCCTTACTAACTATAATGCAAGCACGAGAAACCAGCCGTATCAAAATTGAATTACGGAAGAAGCAACTTGTAAAACAACTACAATCAAATACAAAATCATGAATAAATTTTCAAGTCTAGCATATCTTCAACAGAAACATTCATCAGTCTATACTCAGAGTTGGATATATGCTGGAATCACTGCTTGGTTCAGTCAACAGGATCGATTTGCTGAACTAGAGTTCTCAGACAAAATTGATACCTTGTTTGTGACAGACCATGCCTTGTCGTGGCCAGACCCGGGCCTAGATTTAAAAAATTCAACCACTGCTGATAAAAAATATTATGGATTGCCAAATGAAGGCAGTCCTGAATATTGGTTTGATCTTGACAACTGGTACAACACAACGTTGATCACTGGTTATGAAAACTTCACACTGTGGCAAAACAACAATGTCAGCATTGGGTTTGATTGGTTTGATTTTCAAATGCATAAAATAAACGGAGATCCAAGAATTTCCCAAGAAATCAACACTCAAAGTATCAGCAACGCCAAGTTTGATCTATTGGTTTTGCGAGGAAAAAACAAACCGGCACGAGTACGATGGTTATCGTTGCTGCAAGAAAGATCCACTAATTTAAAGGTGATCACAGATGGCATACAAACAGAATTAACCACTGACTATACAACAACAAATCTTGGTTACGAACAGTATTTTAATAAATTTAATTGTGAAGAATTCTCAAACTACAAGGTACTTCCGAGTTTTTACGATGAAACAGATTGGCTAACTCTTGCCATGGTACCATACAGAAAACTGTTTAAAGATGGTCTAGTCAACATGATACTGGAAACCACAGTGCGCAATACAGACAGTCCTTATCTAACAGAAAAAACTTTTAAAGCATTGACACATGCACGACCATTTGTTATACTTGGAGATACCAACTGCTTGAGAAAATTAAAGAGTGAGGGGTTTAAAACTTTTGATAAATTTTGTGATGAAAGTTATGACTCAGAAACTGATTTAGACAAACGCATAGAAAAAACGTTAGACAGTACAATTCAGTTGATACATGCTTGCCGACGCCATACAAAAGAGATTGATGAAATTTGTCAACACAACCAGCAATTATTTTTTGATAGAACCAGACTTGAACGAAAACTTGCAAAATTTGGTAAACTTTGTTTGACACAACTATACAACGTGGAGACAGAATAGTGTTAAAAGACTACGGACTTGATGTCCAGAGATTATTCTTAGAAATGATGTTGGAAGATGCACAGAGCTATGTGCGTGTGCAGAACATTTACAACCCGCAGAACTTTGACAAAAGTTTGCGAGCCGCGGCTGAGTTCATAAAAGAACATTCAGACAAGCACAAGACGCTGCCAGACCGCATGCAAATTAGTGCTACCACGGGCATTAAACTGCAAGCAGTGCCAGACTTGAACGAAGGTCACTTTGACTGGTTCATGGGTGAGTTTGAACAGTTTACCAAGCGCCAAGAACTAGAACGTGCCATTCTCAAGGCAGCAGACATGCTGGAAAAGGGCGACTTTGAACCAGTGGAAAAACTGATCAAAGACGCTGTACAGATATCCTTGACCCGGGACATGGGCACAGATTATTTTGCAGATCCAGCAGCTCGTATCAACAAATATTTCAACTCGGGTGGTCAGGTCAGCACAGGTTGGCCGCAACTGGATAGATTGTTGTATGGTGGATTCAGTCGTGGTGAACTCAACATCTTTGCCGGCGGATCAGGTTCTGGTAAATCTCTAGTCATGATGAACATTGCCTTGAACTGGTTACAACAGGGCTTGAGCGGTGTGTACATTACACTGGAACTGAGTGAAGAACTCACAAGTTTGCGAACAGATGCCATGCTCACAAACATGAGCACTAAAGACATTCGCCGGGACATTGACACCACAGAACTCAAGGTCAAACTGGTGGCCAAGAAGTCAGGCAACTATCAAGTCAAAGGCTTGCCAGCACAAAGCAACATCAATGACATACGTGCGTACCTGAAAGAATATCAAATACAAACAGGTAAACGTGTGGACTTTGTGATGATTGATTACCTGGACCTGTTGATGCCTGTTAGTGCAAAAGTTTCACCCAATGACTTGTTTGTCAAAGACAAGTATGTGAGTGAAGAACTGCGCAACTTGGCCAAAGAATTAGGCTTCTTGATGGTAACCGCAAGTCAGTTGAATCGATCGGCTGTGGAAGAAATTGAGTTTGATCACAGTCATATTTCAGGTGGCATATCTAAAATCAACACAGCAGATAATGTGTTTGGTATCTTTACAAGTCGTGCTATGAAAGAGCGTGGCAAGTATCAGATACAGTGTATGAAATCTCGAAGCTCGACCGGCGTTGGTCAAAAAATTGATTTGGAGTACAACATTGAAACAATGCGCATTACTGACGAAGGCGGAGAAGATGGAGACACTTATTCAAAGAAACCATCTGCATCTATCATGGACTCAATCAAAGCCCGCAGTCAAGTTAGCCCAGCTAGTGATGACACAAACAGCCCTCCATGGGACAGTGCGGAACCAGCCAAAGTCACAGCAGACGTTCAAAGTGCCAAATTAAAACAACTGTTGGGCAAGATCAAAACTAGTTAAGCCACGGTAGTCACAGCAGTCCAGGTTGTGCTGCCATTGGTGTTGATGTACATTCTATCATTGGTGGTGGTGCCATCTGTGCGCAAATACAGTGATCCTTGAGCGGCACTCAGTGTTGGAGCGCCAGAACCAAAGAATATGCCAAGATTGGTGGTGCTGGACATATTATAACCAGCACCTGTGGTGCCGCCAGCAGGCACGGCAGTACCAGAAAGTATTCTGGCTGCACCCACAGCAGATATCACGGCGTCAGACAGCACATTACCGCCAGTGACATTTCCTGTCACTGACACTGTTGCACCTGTATGCGTAGTAGCATTGACATTGGCACCACCTAATACATTACCGCCAGTGATGTTGCCTGTGGCAGTGATCAAGCCTGCGGTACTAATATTACCACCAGTGACATTGCCAGTTACACTAACAGTTGCACCTGTGTGTGTGGTGGCGTTGACATTGGCACCACCCAGCACATTGCCACCTGTGATGTTGCCAGTTACACTAACAGTTGTACCTGTGTGTATGGTGGCGTTGACATTGGCAGTAAGCACATTACCACCATCGATATTGCCTGTAGCACTGACCACACCAGCAGTGTTGACGTTGCCACCTGTGACATTACCAGTGGCTGAAACAACGCCGCTTGTGAGCACATTGCCACTGTTGACGTTGCCTGTGGAACTGACACCGCCTGCAGTATTGACATTG